CTGTGCATCCACATATACAAGTCATAGAATTGAGCGTTGCTCGTGTCTTTGATAAATGAACCTGCACTAAATGTTATTTCAGGATATTGCTCTTCTATTGCTTTAACAATAACCCAAACTCGTATAGCATACTTTAATTCCTCAAAGTAAACTCCATTATCATTACCTCCTACTGCATATAAATTCGCTCCTAATGGATTAATAGTTCCATCTGCGTTAAAATAGTCAGGTGGAGTAACAGATGGGTCGTAGAATAGTTCGGTCTGACAAGAAATTAAAGGAACGCATATCGCATCTGTGTACGTTGTAGCCCCTACTGTTATATTTACTCCATCGGTTTGTAAGTCGGTTCTTACTTGCGTTGCATTGTATGATCTTTTGAAATTACTTAACCAATTCAAAGCTCCTAAACTATCCTCTCCTAATACGTCTTTTAGATCAACTGTATTACCAAAGAAAGTTACTCTGTAGGCATAGGGTACATTATCCTTTAAATCAACCCCTTCGAGCTTTATCTTTCCTTCTTGGAAAGGAAGTTGGTTTATTTCGATTGTTGCTGCTACTTTCTTACGTGCATCAAATCCATTTAGAATGTCAGGATTGTAATAATGAGAAAATACCTTATTATTCGTCTTGGATGCGGGTAGAGTGAATGACTTACTAAACGGAGTAAATACCTTGTCAATATCTCTCACATTCTGAATGGTCTGAGTCAGAGAAATTGTTTCATCATCAAATAAGTCTACTCTTTGGTCTTCTATGTATAGAGCTACCTTTCGCATTATCGCATTGTTGAGATTAGATCATTAGCCTGTTCGATCTCTAATGAATAAGCAACTAATTTATCGTTTAATGTTGTCTTGAATGAAACGTCTGAGCTTGTTACATTGACAGGGTAAACCGTTCCTCCTATTTCAGCCCACACTTGTTCTGATAGCATAAGCTCCTTCATGGACTCGTTATAGTCCTCACTTATGTATCCTGTATTTAATGACCATCGTGTCTTACCGTTTACATCAAAGTTTTTTACTTGGTGTCTTTCATATTGATACGCACCTGTTACAAATAAAGCGTTTGATTTGTATTCATCTCTTTGAACGCTAAGTCCTTCTATGCTTTTGGTAAAGAACCACAACTGCTGAAGCATTCCGTAGCGATTGACAAATACGATCTCTACAGGAGTGTATTTATTACAAGGGAATCTTTTAAGCTCCATTGTTTCTCCCGCAACTGTAAAAGTACCTTCAAAAGCTGCTACATAATCAAGCCTATAGTTTGTTCCTGAAAGTGCGTAATAGAAGAATCCTGTTGTGTCTTGTGGAGACCATATTACATTATTGCTTAGATAAACACCTGTTGAAGGATAAATGAATTGTTCCTCCTCGTCTGTGTAATAAGCGTAACCGTCAAAGGCTTCAAATTCTGTTTCAAGTGTTAGTCCTGATGCAGTACCTGTACCATTAGCACCTGTGTAAGTTGTGTAATACAACCACACATTAACACTTAACGCTCCGGGAGCTAATAATACTCCTGTATAGTAAATATCTACATAGTCTCTTATGAGTTCCGCTATTTCGAAATTTGCATACCCTGCGGTGTTTACATTCTTCAAGATGCTATACTCTAATACACCATCTATGTATATGTCTAATTTTACCGACCCTCCTGCAGCCTTATAAAAAAAGTACGGACTTCTTACTCCTACGCTTGCCATTATCTTTGTTTGTTATGTTGTAAATTCTGTTATGTCGTGAACTCTAATAAATCGTCTATATCTAATGCAAATGCTTCTACTACGTCTATAGGGAGATTAGTAAATGCTTTTTCAAACGGCTTAGTAAAAAACAAGCTCGCCTTTATTCCCTTTTCGTATATGCTTTTAGCTAATGCAAATTTTAAACTCTGTCTATCAATAAATCTTCCTTTTTCGTCTCTTGGTGCTATTCCCCTCGATACCGTCCACTTATCTAACGCTGAGGTAGGTATCATTTTGAATCTTCCTGAGAACTCGAATCTTGATTGAGCTGATTCAGGATACACACTCTTAGAACCTCTCACCCCCTCATCAATGAATGCCCCATAATCAGCCATATAGAACTCTAAGCTGAACGAATTAGGATTGACCTTTAGATCATACCCTAAACTGTTATAAAGGTTCTTAGAAGCGTTCTTTTTCTGCTTAGTGAGATTCGCTCTTGATTGCTGAATCACATACTTAGCAAACTTATTTAACGCATCTTGAGTCTTAGCAAACATTGACATCGTTTCCTATGATTATATCCATTGTAGCTGTCCATCCTGCGATCTGATTTTCAAATCGGTCTCTGAAAGGCTCTAATGTTACATCTCCTAATACTTGATATTTATCAGCGTATAAGTTTCCAATTCTTAGTTTCTGAATGAGCTTGTTAAGAACTGCGAGCTGCGTGTTTAGCACGTCCTGCTCATTGTCATTACCCACGAATAGATCAGTAACCTCTTCCTTGCTTGTGTCTACGATGTCCATTGCAAGAACACTCATGTTGATTGTTAGCGTATTCTCTCCGCTTGTTGCTGAGTTCACAATTAAATGAGATAGCGGGAAGATCGTCTGCTTACTTAAATCTACTTGAGTTATATCGCCATAGGTTACCGTATTGCAGTTAGGGTCAGCCTGTAGCGTTTCCTTAACAATATCTGTAACACGATAAAAACCATTCATTACACTCATATCTGTCTATATTTTACCTTGTATTCTTTTTGATTCTAATTCTGATTTTTCTTTCATGAAGCTCAACATCATTAAGCATTGATGCACACCTAATTCAGAGATATTTTCAAATCTTGTAATATCCCCTTCAGCAAGTGCGTATAGTGATTGATACCATCCCCATTTTTGTCCGAAGAGAGATACTGCACCAAACGTGTCTCCTGTTGTTCGTCCAAATAGTTCATCATAGCTCTCGATAAGTCTATCCCTAAACGATAAAAAAAAAGCACCGAACCTATTACAGCATCAAGTGGCATCTTACGCATTGACTCAGCATCAATCACCTCGTAGGGTACTATATTGTATCTTTCTCCGTGTTTCTCTCTGATCGGTCTGTATAGAACCGCCATTGCTTTGTGGATATTTTGCCAATCTGAAATGTAAGTGTCCAAATCGACATACTCCCCGAAACTCATATCATCTAAGTTGGGAATGAATCCATACTCAACCCCGTCCATGATGAATGTCTTACGGAGCTGTGGTTTGTCGTTTAGAATATCACTTAGAATCTGTACGATACCGTCTACGTCCTTGTAGCGTATTTGATAGGCATCACTAAGTTTTACTCCACAGAATATCTCAAGCATCTTTAGTGCTAAGAACTCTTCTGTTACCTCACCATCGTATAACTTTACGAATCTTTGGTATTGTTCAAGTTTGATCTCACTCTGAGAATCAGGAACGTTGATATTGACCTTCATATCTATATAACGAATTTTAAAGATGATTTTTAAATAAAAAAAGACAGCCTTACGGGGCTGCCTCTCTTTAACCAAACTAACTAACTATAAACTCCTTACTAATATAAGAAAAAAAGGGAGAGCGGGTGGATTATTTTCTTACAAACCTTGCGTAGCCACCAACTGTTCTCTCCCCGTTTTTTAAAATTCCACTTTTTCTATTAATTAAAAATGTGGGTCTTCGTATTCTCTTGCATATCCAAAAGCTACATTAAATGGTGCATAACCTGTTTCTCCTGTCAATCTATCTGTATAAAATACTTTCCATTTACCATATCTAAATCTTAATGTCAATTCCTCTCCTTCGGTATCAGGCTTAACTTCATATTGACCTGCATAATAATCTAAGCATTTATACTTCGCTCTCTGAATCTTACACTCCTTACCATTCTTACTTACATAAGTAACAAAATAAGCGTGGGTATCTGAGTATCCGAATTGTGTTGCTCCTTCTCCTACTTTTGGTGTTTGATAATCTAAATCTTTCATCTGTTTTGTTTTATAATTTGATGTAAATATAATTAACAAATGTTGATATATGCAAATACATAGCAATATTTTTTTTATGATACTGCGTAAGACCCGTAGTTAGGGTTCTTTAATTGATAGCTTATTGCGTATCTTGCTGCATCAATAAGGTGGTTGTTCGCATCTTGTGGAGTGTTTGACTTTCTTTCGAGCCAACAGTAATTATTCAGCTCTTTGATGAGGTTTGTAGAGTTAGGGTCTATTATCAAATCGTAATCCTGCATCAAGCTAATACCGTAAGTAACTGAGCCTTGTCCTTTGACTGATTCTCGAATGTTGCACTCTCTACGCAGCTCTGTGATCAAGCGTGGCTCTGCTGAGTCTCCTATGATTAAATTACCTTCTGCGTATTGCTTATTTAAACGGCTTATTTCGGACGTTGTGAGGTGAGTGAGGTAAAAACACTCCTTGAGGTATATTCGTTTGTTAGAACGGTCTATATTGGTCTCTATGAGTGTCGTAGGGTCATTACTGAATCCATAATCCTGACCGAATACAGATACACCCACTTTTTTGAACTCTCCTATCTCCCAATTCGTGAAGATGACTCCCTCTGCTTTATCTAACCACCCTCCTAAGATTTGATGCTTGTATTTCTCAGGTCTTCGCCTTTGCATGACCTCAACTTGCTTAACGAAAGACTCGTTTAGATGTTCTATGTTGTCTAAGTAAGTAGAGTGTATGTAAGTAGTGTCTCCTTTCGTTATGTTGCTCCCTTCTTGTATTCCCTTGTCCTCAAAGAAACGCTTGTAGATAAAATGCTCTTTCGTAGTGGGGTTTAATATGAGAATGATTCTGTTCTGTTGTTTCTTAGATCGTATAGAGAAGTCTATAGTGTCGAACTTTCTCTCGTCTGTTAGTTCCTCAGCTTCTTCTAAGACCCACGTGGTTACTCCTTGAATAGACTTGAGTGAAGCTGTCTGATCTCCCGATGAGGTTCTGATTCCTTTAAATACTATTTTGCTTCCCGTGTTCCTATTGACTATTTCGTCTTTAGTGATGTAGAATTGCTCCTCGAATCCAAGCAGCTCTATCTTCTCTAAGAACTCAGGTATAATAGAAATGTTAGCAGAGGTCAGGGTATATCGTGTGAATAGAATAACGTGATCTCTTTCGAATGTAAGCAAAAGCAAAAGCACCGAGACGTTAAAAGACTTTCCCGATGCTCTCCCCCCTGTTACAATGAAATACCTACTCTCTGAGTCTCTAAAGACTTCGTATTTCTTCTGTATTTTAATCAAACTTCAGAATGTCCTTGAAATTAATGTTGAAGCCGTCAGAGTTTAGTGTAACATTTTCTTTTGGTTTACCAAAGCGATAATTCATGTAAAGCTGAATAGCTCTGATATTACCCTCCTTAATGAGACCATGTAGCGTGTCGAATACTTCTTGACTATCTATATGATTATCTAAGGACTCAATGAGTTTTACCTCATCTGCTTTAGGCTTTCTTCCTGCTGCTCCTTTAGTAGAATGTCCACCGTTGTTTTTGCGCCCGTCCATATTTAATTTAAATTAATTAATTAATTCCTAACTATATAACGAAATAAAATGTCAGTTTTGTCTCAGGTTGTATCTTATAAGCGACACTACGCATATTCCGACCTCAACAAACAGTAATATTATAGCTGCGGTCATCATCTGTTGGATTAACTTGCCTTGTTCAAGTAGGCATCTAAGTTGATATACCTCTTCCATCTATTCTTAGTCCATATTTTTCTTGGTTGTACAAATTCTTCTACTTGGCTGAGTTCTTTGAATACCTCTTTATGTTTCTCATTGTATACAGCTTGTAGCATTAGTTCTGCGTAGGTTTTGTGATATTCGTCTGTTGCCGTCTCAATCCAATTTGTGTAATGTGCTATCATGATCTCGAGTTTCTGCTCTTCGTTCTTCATATTATCCTGTTCATTACTTCAATAAATGCTTTTAAATCTTCGTGGGTGTGGAATTTAATATCAGGGTCATCGTAGAGTTCTGCTGACCACGTATCACTCTCCATAGCTGTATTAGTTATTAGAGATGTTCTCTCTGTGAAGTTGTAAGTGTAATAGTGGTCTTGATCTTCTTCTATTTCTTGTCTTTCGAATCCTAATTTAATCAAGTCTTGCTCTGTCATATCAGCTCCTCTATTAATTTTTGAACCTCATCTAATTTCTCTTCAGGGACACTTTCTATTTTGCTTTGAATATCTCTGATCTTAAACTCTATCTTGTCGTTTATCTCTTGTAGGGCTTTGTCGTATAAGTCCTGTAGAGGTGGGTTAAACGGTAAGTAAACATCCTTGAAGCTCTTTAGTGCGTGTAGTATGGTTGCGTGGTGTATAGGGTATCCGTTTCTTTTGAATAGTGTTTGCATCTCGCTTAGTCTCATTCCGAAGTAGTGTCTTAGTATGTAAACTAATAATGCTCTTGCTTCTACGTATTCTCTTCTACGTGTGTTTCTGAATATATCGATTCCTGCTTCCTCGTTAATCAGATTAATCAGATTGTTTATTCTTCTCTTCATTTATTATGCTTTTAATTTTCTCAATATATAATGCTGCATCCATTACCTCCTCTTGAAGATGTTGTAGCCACTCTTCTAATGTTAAATCGCCATCCTCTAATGTTGTTCCATATTTCTCTATTCCTCTTTTAGATCGACTTCTAAATAAGCCTATTACTTTCTCTACTATTTTGTCTATCATATTACTAATTTAATTCTTTCTGCTACCGCTTTTACTACATCCACAGTTACTGCGTTACCACACATTTTGTATCTCTGTGAATCAGATATAAGTCCTTTCTCTTTTCCATACTTAGTCCAATCATCAGGAAACCCTTGCAATCTTTCACACTCTATGGGAGTCAGCCTTCTAATCCTTCCCTGTTTAATAAACTGATCAGTATTGCCACCTTGACCCGAAGAAGAGTGAAGCGTATTGCACTCATCCTTCTCACTTCTATTTATAACATTGCCTTTAGAATCTCTCGTATATCCTATTACAGCTTGATTACAATGAGTATCTAAAGTTTGAGCCACCCCTTTACCAACTCTCCCGCGTCTTGTCTTAGATGAAGGAACAGATAAATTTATAGTATCTCCCTCTCGTGCTTCTTCATATCCTTTTGAAGTAGCTGAAATAACTTTTATATGTTGTCTTCCTCCTGCTACTCCCTTGTAATATGTTGATGTGAGACAGGAACAGGTATCCCCTTCTTCGATTGAAGAGTAATTTGTTCCAACGCTTTCTCCGATAGGAAATATTTGTCCTCTACTTCCGTCTCCAATATATCCGACAAGGTAGATTCTCTCTCTATTTTGGGGTAGAAACCACTTTGTATTAAGCAGTTGCCATTCGAGTCGATAACCCCCAATGTTGGCAAAGGCTTGGATAATCGCCCAAAAGTCTGCGCCATCGTTTGAGGAGAAAGTGCCTTTAACATTTTCCCATATAAAAAAACTTGGTCTGCATTCGCTAATGAGTCTAATTGATTCGCTAATAAGTGAGCTTCTATTCCCTCCAAGACCTTTACGTTTACCTGCGAGGCTAAAATCCTGACAAGGACTTCCGAAAGTGATGGCATCAATTCTTGGTAAGTCTGCTCCTCGAACATCTGTAACTGACCCGACATAAGTTGCTTTTTTAAAGTTGTTACTGTACACATCTATTGCGTACTTATCTATCTCTGAGAAATATGATTCTACTTCGAATCCTGCCCGTTCAAGTCCTAAGTGAAATCCGCCTATGCCACTAAACAAATCTAACACTCTCACAATATCCCCTCTATATAATACTGATCTAAGTCTGTTGCTTGTAGAAAGTAAGTGTCGTATATCTCTAATGCTGCTGTTACTTTCTGTTCGCCTGCGTAGTAGAACTCCTCAGAGCAATGATAAATTCCTATGTCAAGACTCTTCTTGTCCATTGCTAAAAATACGAAGTCCTTGTAATCTATCCCAAACAAATTACAGTAAAGATAGCATTGCATTTCATAAGAATATTTTTTTGCGCTATAGGGAAATGCCTTCAGGTCAGTAGTACTTTTCAGATCAACGATTCTACCTTTTCCTAATACATCCGCTTTGCCCCTAAAAGGGAAGTCCTGTACATAATCTATTGCAGGTACTTCAAACTCGCAATCTCTAATCAGCTCTACAGCTTTGGTGTTTCTTAGGAAGGCATCTGCTAATCGCTCTGCATCATTCTTCTCTGTCATTGTAAACACCTTACCGTGTTCTTCTTTCGCCATCTTGTAA